GAAGAATTGCGCGGCATCGGCTGCGAGGTTCACGAATTTGACGCCGACGGAAACCAATTTGAAGTCATCGCTTGCGACGGGCATTTCAAAGGACACACGGACGGCGTGGCGCTTGGCATACCGGAGGCGCCGAAGACTTGGCACTTACTGGAAATGAAAACCAGTAGCGCGAAGCTATTCAAGAAGGTTAGCGAGAAAGGCGTGGAAGCCGAGAAGCCGCAGCACTACGCGCAAATGCAAGTATATATGCACCTGCTAGGGCTGAAACGCGCATTGTATATGGTTGTCAACAAAGACAACGACGAGCTTTATACGGAGCGTTTACGCTACGACAAAAAGAAGGCGCAAGCACTAATCCACAAGGCGCAATCAATCATCAACGCGACCACGCCACCGGAACGGATCAGCGACCGCGCGGACTCGTTTGCTTGCAAGTTTTGCGACGCGCACGACCTGTGCCACGGAACAAGCGAGGTGGCCGTTGACGTGCCGGAACTAAGCTGCCGCCAATGTGTCCACGCGGTGCCGATTGAGGACGGCCAATGGGCGTGCAAACTGAAAGACTGCGACGCAACGGAAGTCTGTGAGCATCATCTTTTCTTGCCGGGGCTAATCAACTTCGGCGAGCCGACCGACAAGCTTGAAAACGCGGACGGTTCGGATGTGATTGAATTTACCAACAAGGACGGCACCGTATGGCATCACGGCAACGACGAAGAGGCGGGCCAATATCCATCAAGCATTCTAATCACCACACCGGCCGACTTGGTATTGCAGGGCAATCTGCGCAAGGGCGAAGCCGGGCCGAACTTGGAAGCAGTATTCTCGCTTGAACACGATGGCGTCGAACAAGTCTGGAAGGGCAAGGTTAACGACTTGTGGGAAGCGTTCGGCAAATTGTTTGAGGTGCCAATGCAGAATCCAACTTACGAGCAAGAGGGCAACGGATGGAGCGCGGCATGGTTCGCGCCGCACGGTTGCGTTATAATCTACGGAGACAACGCCGAAATCAGAACAAAGGAAAACCACTAAATGAAAACACAACACCTATTCAACTGCGTGCGAGCGTGGGGAATCGCAAAGGGCATCACCGGGCCAGAAGGCAAGGCTAGCGCGTTCACGCAATACAATAAATTCGTCGAAGAGGGGCGCGAGCTTCAAGAGGCAATTAACAAGGGCGACCAAGCGCACGCGATGGAAGAACTTGGCGACTGTATCGTGACGCTGATCTTACTTGCTGAACGTCTCGGATTCTGCGCCGAGTCCGCGCTTGAAACGGCATATCTTAAAATCTCACAACGCTCAGGCCGCATGGTCGATGGCGTTTTCGTAAAAGACAAACCAGAACAAAAGGAAGAAACCAATGAGCAATAAACAAATCATCCGCGATGCGGAGGAAAAGATTGAGTACGTCTTGCAAGAATTGCAAGACACGCACGGCATTCGGCCATTTCGCGTGCAGCTTGTAAACGAACCAGGCGCGGACGAAATCGAAGTCACAATCATCAAAAACGAGAAATATTAACATGAGCGGATTTGACTTAAACAGTATCAAGAAGGGCGCATGTGTAAAAGCTCCGCGCATTCAAATCATAGCATCCGAAGGATTCGGCAAAACGAGTTTCGCGTGTTGCTATACGAACAAGGGGCAAGACAAGACCGAGGACACAGACACCACGTTCTTGATTCCAATTAAGGGCGAAACCGGCGGCGATGGTCTTGACGTTGACAAGCCGGACGAAAACAACCTTGTCACCACTTACGCCAAGCTTATGGAAATCCTCTCGTTCCTTGTTTCGGGCGATCATCCATATAAGCGAATTGTTATTGATTCGACAAGCTCGCTTGAGCCGTTGATTCATCAATCAGTTTGTGATAAGCACGACGTTGACAATGTGCGCAAGGTTAAGGGCTTCCGTGTTGGCGAGGCTGAGGTTGCGAATCACTGGATCTATTTGACCGATGAACTTGAAAAACTGCGCTCGCGCGGCATCGAGGTTGTCGTCATTACGCACGCCAAAATCAAGAACTTCAAAGACCCGGAGCGCGACTCCTATGATCGTTACGTGCCGGACTTGGAAGACGCGGCGGCTTCTATTCTTAACAAGTGGTGTGACATCATCGCTTTCGGTAACTCTGAAATTATTATTAAGAAAGAGGAAACCGGATTTGGCGGCAATAGCCGATCAATGGCAAAGCAAGTCAACCCTACACGTTGGCTTTATCTTACACCGTCGGCAATTCGTCCGGGCAAGTTGCGTCCGGAGTTCTCGCGTATGCCAGAACGCATCGAACTTGACCACGTAAAATTTAAGGAGGCAATGGTTGCCTCCGTATCACAATAACAACACAGACAAAGGAAAATCATATTATGAGCGATCTAACATCAGTAATTGGCGGCGGCTTCAATGCCGCAGAAGTAGAACCAGCAAACGACAACTCACCGTTACCGGCGGGCGAGTATTACGTCGAAGTTGAAAGTGCAGTCCTCAAGGACACTGCAAACGGGCAGGGCAAAGGCTTAAACACTCAGTTTAACGTCCTCGGCTCCGTCGCGGATCAAAGCCAAAGCGGGCGCAAGCTTTTTAACTGGTTCAACTTGCAGCACAGCAACGAAACAGCGGAGAAGATTGGCCGCAGTGAATTTGCCGCGCTTTGTTTGGCCGTTGGCAAGCCGACCGTCACCGACACGGATGAACTGCTAGGCGTGCCTCTTATCGTCAAAGTGGCGATTGATAAGAAGGACGCCGAGCGCAACGTCATCAAGGCTTACAAGAACAGCGGCGAAGCTTCCGAGCAAGCAGCCGCCGCACCGACGCCACCACCTGCGCAAGCCACACCAGCCGCAACCGCGAAAAAGCCGTGGGAGAAGTAAGCATGAGCGCAACCATTGAGCAACTAGCCGCCGATCTTGCGTCGGCGCGATCCGAGGAAGCACTTGCCAAGGCAAAGCGTATTGAATGCGAGGAGGCAATACTGGCGCAATACGAACTTGCCGAGGCTGGTAGCACGACCGTCAAAACCGAGAACGGGCTGAAGATTACGCTTAAAACTGCGCTTGGTTATAAGATCGACAAGGGCGCGGAATTGCCGGAGTCCTTAATCAAGGAAACCGTAAAGCGCGATCTAGACGTGAAAGCATACGAGGCGTTGCGCGAAAGCGATCCGATGGAGTTCAGCCGCGTTTCCAAATTCGTGACAACTACGCCGCGCAAACCAAGCGTGACGCTGGCCGTCATTTAATCTGAGCGGGTGCTTGCTGTGACGCGCAAGTGGCAAAGATGTCGTTAAACCTAACCCGCAATTTTAGTCTTGGCGCAATGTTGGCCCGTGTTGCGTCGTATGGTCTGGCAAGTCTCCAAAACTTGCGAAAGTCAACGGGCTGCCAATTTTTAAACCAATAACGAAAGAGAATAAAATGAGCGATACACCGAAGCACCACGAAGGAGAAATGTATTTCCAAGCATGGAAAGCATGGCAAAAACTTGGCGGATTTGAAACCGACATTGAAGAATTTATGCGGGAATGTAAAACAAAGGATGCCTGCGGTTATTCTTTGCGCGTTCAAGACTATGTGGATGGATTTAGAGATGCGTTTAAAATCAACAACGAACTTCTCAAAGACAAGGCGCGGCTAGATTGGCTGGATAATCACGTCGGACTTTATGATGTCGCTGAATACTTTAGGCACGATTTGTTGACGCATAAACAAAGGCAATCATTAACACTTCGCGAAGGAATCGACGAAGCAATGGAGCGCGAAAGCCGAGACTAGACATAATGGCGATTGTGCGCCAATCACGATAAATAAGGGGATAGAATAATGATAATTACATTGATGATTTGCATTGTGCTTTGTTGTTTCGCTGCGGGAATTTCAAGCGAGCGAGGCCCATATTGGCTAGTGCTTGGTGGCGTTTTCCACGGCGTTCAACTTTGTTTGTTCTTTCAAGCGATGTTCCAATGCTAACGCTAGTATTGATGCACGCCGATAGGCGTTGTATCTACTACATGGTTATACCTTTAATTCAAAACATTATGAAAACACTAGAAATCAAAGACGGACACAAAACATTCACTATCCACGACAACGGAAACGAATTTCTTTCAATGGAGCGGAGAGAGTGGAACCCCTACACACAGAAAGCTGAATATCAGACTTATGATATGCGACGAAGCGACCTAGCTAAAATGCTGGATGTGCTTGCGAACGTAAACGAGGAGGCTTCTTCTCTTATATAACAGCTAGACCATACACGATAAATAAGGGGATACAAGACTATGAAAAAACAAGAACAAAGAATCGCCATCGCTGAAGCGTGTGGGTGGGAGAATATCAACGATCTTTGGATCGGTAATGTATCCGGGACAACTAGCCGAGAGCGAGTTCCCGACTACCTCAACGACCTCAACGCCATGCACGAGGCGGAGAAGGTGCTGGATGACTCATGGGAAGCTGTTCCACCAAGGCAATGTGGCCTATATATTGGTCAACTCTGCGAAAATAACCCAATGATAAGCCAATACGGACTTATCCACGCAACAGCCGCCCAACGAGCCGAAGCATTCCTTAAAACACTCAATCTATGGGACGAGGTAGATGCTAACAGCTAGACCATACCAACGGGAAGCCATTGACGCGCTCAATGACGCGCTACGCACGCGGCAGGACAATCCTTGCGTCGTTCTACCAACGGGCGCGGGAAAATCGCTTGTGATGGCAATTACATTGCAGGAGTGGCTTGCTACGTGTCCGGGCTTGCGCTGCATGGTTCTTGCGCACCGGAAAGAATTGGTGGAGCAGAACGCCGCCGAGCTTCATGGCATCGCGCCGACGCTTTCAATCGGCGTCTACGCGGCATCGCTTAAGCGGCGCGAAACATTAAAGAGCGTGACGTTTGCCAGCATCGACAGCGTGGCAAAGCGGGCCGACGACTTCCCGGCGCAGGATGTTTTGTTGATTGACGAGGCGCACCGCATCCCGGTTCGCGGCGAGGGCAAATATAGAAAGTTCATTGATGCGATGCGCGAGCGCAACCCGCACTTGCGCGTCGTAGGATTGACCGCAACGCCGTATCGCATGGGAACCGGTGCAATCTGCCACGCGGATCATATCTTGAATCACGTATGCTATGACGCGAACGTGGGCGATTTGATTCGGGAAGGGTATTTGTCGCCATTGCGCACCGTCGAGGGCGAGCATACAAAGCTGGATCTGCAAGGCGTCAAAAAGACTGCTGGCGAGTTCAATCTGAAAGACCTAGCGAAGCGCGTAGACCGTGGCGACGTTGTTTCGGAGGCGGTAAATCACATGGTGCGCGCGGTTCGCGATACCGGGCGCAAGTCGGTGATTGTATTCTGTATTGACATTGAACACTGCAAGCACGTTCAGCAGGAGCTTATCAAATACGGCATTGATGCGCCATATATTATCGGGGCGACGCCGATCAAGGAACGCGAGCGCCTGGTGGACGAGTTCAAAGATGGACGCTTCCAATTTATGCTGTCCGTGGATTGTTTTTTTGAAGGCTTCAACGCAAAGCGCGTGGATTGCGTGGCGATGTTGCGACCAACACAAAGCAAGGGCTTATTGGTGCAAGCCGTCGGACGTGGCTTGCGATTGCATCCAGACAAGGATTACTGCTTGATCTTGGACTACGGCGACAACATCAACCGACACGGGCCGATTGACTTGGCGGACGATACCGAGATCAAACTGGCGACGTGCGGCGATTGTGGCAACGTATTCAGCCGGGCGGTCAAGTCTTGTCCTTCGTGCGGGTGGACTATTCCGCCGCAACAGCGCGAAGCGTGGGCGGAAGCCGAAGAGAAGGAGCGCAAGATGCACGAGGCCAAGGCCAGCCGGGGCATGTTGCTGAACGAGCCGAAATGGATGAACGTGGACGCTGTGACGCTACGCCTACATCGCAAGGCGGGCAAGCCGGACAGCGTGCGCGTGGAGTATCATTGCGGGCTGACGTTGGTCAAGGAATGGCTTCTATTGGACTATGAGGGATACGGCAGCACGAAGGCGCGAAAGTGGCTCAATGAACGCGGTTTTCCTGCTTACGAATCAACGGCGGACATGCTGGCGAACGTATCCGGGCCGGACGTGGCGAAAGTTACCGAGCGGCTTATGGTTCGCTATTCGGGCAAATATCTTGAGATCGCCGCGCACGAAATCCGGACGCCGCAAAATAATCTGAAAATAATTTGAGTTTGTATTGACAAGTCGGGCGGGAAAGTCTTTTTTCTTATACATCGAAGGCACGACGCCGACGAATAAAATCTAAAAAATACGAATCATGCCAACACCAGAAGACATTTGCCACATGCTCACCGAACTGCGCGACCTGCTATCAGATTGTGGCATTCAAACAATCCGTGGCAACCTTGCTCACAGATTCACAACTCATCTTGTTTTGATCGACGCTTACGCAAAAGACGCAAAAGAAATCATCGAAGAAGGCGGGCATCCTGCTAAAATCATTTCACTAGGCGAGGGCGTTTCAGTCATCAAGCCGGTTTACTAAAATCAACCCCGCGCGCGGCGGGCAATCCGCGCGACTTTAAAACTATGAAAGACGCGATACTAATTGACGGAAAACTAGTCTGCATGGATCGGCTAGTGGTTCTCACCGATAACGAAAATGTAATCGAATCATATGATCAAGATTTGATACTAAATGCTTCCGATGTAGACATCAACTCACTTTACAAGCAAGTTACCGGGCGCAACCTAAACAAGACGGAGATCATCAACCTCCTAATCGAAAAGCAAAAATACAAGAGAGCAGTTGATTCAGCTTTCCACCCTGAGCAAATGGGAAAATAAAAACATGAAAAATCAAACACCAGAAGAAATGGACAAGATGTTATTTTCTGCCATCTGTGTAGTCGGCGGGATATTCGGCTGCATCATGCTAACAATCATCGCAGTAATTACACAGTCATGAGCCTCGCAGAATCAGCACAAGAAATGAATCGGTTAATGGATGCGCAAATGACTGACGCCGAGTTTGACGCAGAAGTGGCGCGCTCACGCTTCCTTCACGAATGCAAAACAAAGGGGTTTAAGCGCCTGGAAGGTCTTTCATCCCTTGGCGGCGGTATTACGCACGGCATCGGATTCGGGGAAGTCATCAAGGACGTGCGCGAACAAGTCGGGCCGAAATTTAACGACGACAACCGGAAGGAAGTAGCGCAGCGCGTAGCGGATCGCGTAAAGGCGGGCGAGCCAATCGGAGCCGTATGCAAGGACATCGGCGTTGATCAAATGAGTGCGCGCAAGTGGGCTGAGAAATTCGCAATCGACATTCCACGGCTCAAAAGTAAGCCGTTGCGCATTTCCGAATACAAGCGCCGCCAGATGATCAAAATGGTCAATGAGGACGGCTACCGACTGAGCGACGTGGCCAAAAAATTCGGGATGACTCTAAATCAAATGTCACACCGCATCCGCGCGTGGGGATACAAATACGACCAGCAAAAAATCAAACTGACGAAATCAGCATGAGTAAACAAACGATATACATTGCCGGGCCAATGACCGGCATCAAAGACTATAACAAGCCGGCATTTGACGCGGCGGCAGAGCGAGTAAAAGAGGTATGGAGCAACAATGGCGCACCAGTCGCCGTCATTAATCCTGCCACGAACTTTGGCGGCGATCAAACAATGACGCACGCCGAATATATGCGCTACTCTATCCACCAGTTGTTAATCGCTGACGCGGTTTATATGCTAGAAGGGTGGGAATGCTCACGCGGCGCACAATGCGAACACACGGTAGCTCAGGCGCTTGGATTGGATATTTATTATGAGTAAGATGAAGCTATCAATTTTTAGTGCCATTTTTCCAATTGGCCGATGGACATGGGAAATGACTGACGGGAAAATCTACATTTGCTCGTATCAGGATGACGGATACGCAAGCAAGCAAAATGCAAAACGGGCGGGATTAAACGCGGCGCGCAAGTTAGGAATTGAGGTAGAAAGCATCGAATATGGAAACTAAAATCACACTCCCACTACCGTCGCGCGACTTGTCGCCTAATGCTCGCGGGCATTGGAGCGTGACAGCACGCAAGAAGAAAGAAGCTCGCCGCCTCGCTGGCGTCCATGCGTTCGCGCAAGTCGGAATCATCAAATTCAAAGCGTATCGCCTAGACTTCTACTGGCCGAACGAGCGACGCCGGGACAAGGACAACGCCGCCGCAATGTGCAAGGCATACCTCGACGGCGTGGCCGATTGTATGAACCAGGACGACTCCGAATGGGACTTTGACGGCGTGCGCTTTGAAATCGACAGCGACAATCCGCGACTGGAGATCGTTTTTACCGAGCTATGAAAACTGACAGACTAGACATAAGACACGCCGATTGCATGGATCTCATGCGCGAGTTTCCAGACAAGCACTTCGACTTGGCCGTGGTTGATCCGCCGTATGGGATTGGGAAAAGACTATCGCAGGGCGCAGGAAAGCTAAAGAATAGCGCCTTGCAAAACATGAACAGCGAATGGGACATTGCGCCAGATGAATCATATTTTATCGAGTTGCGGCGAGTTTCCAAGGAGCAGATAGTATGGGGCGGAAACTACTTTGACCTGCCGCCAACGCGATGCGTTCTTTGTTGGGACAAAAAGCAGTATATGCCAACGTTTAGCAGATGGGAGATGGCGTGGACATCATACGACAAGCCAGCAAAAATGTTTGAGGACATAGGTGGAGAAAGCCGCATCCATCCAACCCAAAAGCCCGTAAAGCTCTATGACTGGATCTTCGCCAACTACGCCGAGGAAGGGATGGAGATACTCGACACGCACCTCGGCAGCGGCAGCATTGCCATTGCCGCGCATTACGCAAAGATGAAGCTGACAGCATCGGAGCTGGATGAAGACTACTACAACGCCGCCTGCGAGCGGATCGAACGCGAGACAGCGCAAACGACATTATTTTAGTTGTGGGGACTAAAGCGGGCGGGCCGGTTTTAACAATCCGTGGTAGGATCCGGCTCGCCCGCACATTCCACAACGCAACATTTCCACACAACAACTCCCACAACTAAAACAATGAGCAGCAAA